CGATCTATATCGTAATGCAAAAATGCACAAATATATAATTAAAGAAGTTAAAGATAATTTAATGGAATAAATTGCCTGGTTAGCTCAGGGGTAGAGCGTCTCGTTTACACCGAGAGGGTCGGCAGTTCGAAACTGTCACCAGGTACCAAACAATATGACCAAAGTAATAGTAAACGGAACATTTGACATACTTCATCGTGGACATTTAGAAATGTTACATTATGCAAAAAGTCAAGGCGATTATCTTTTAGTTTGTATTGATTCTGACGAACGTGTTCAACAACTTAAAGGTCCTACACGACCCATAAACAACCAAACAGATAGGATGTTTATGTTGAATAGTCTAAAATGTGTAGACTATGTTAAAGTTTTTAACACCAAAGAAGAGTTAGTAGAATTAATTAAATTGTACAAACCAGACATTATGGTTAAAGGTAGTGACTGGAGAGGCAAAAGTATAGTTGCAAAAGAACATGTTAATCAAGTGATATTTTATGACAGAGTCGGCGATTACTCAACAACAAAAACAATTCAAGATATTGCTGATAGGCGATAACTGTAAAGACATTTATCAATACGGTACAATAGATAGACTAAGTCCAGAAGCTCCTGTTCCGGTATTTGTTCCTACTTACACAGAAGAGCGTGACGGCATGGCCGGCAATGTCTACAACAACTTGAAAGCATTAGGTTGTGAAGTTAGCTATCTGCACGGCGAAACAAGTACTAAAACTAGAATTATTGATGCACGTAGTAAACAACAGATTGTTCGAATAGATAACGATATTAAATCAACTCCTATCACATTTGAAACAGCAATACCCGATGTATATGATGCTGTTGTAGTCAGCGATTACAATAAAGGAACAGTTAGCTACGAACTAATAGAAGAATTAATTTCTTTAAGTATTCCTATTTTTATTGATACAAAGAAAACAGACTTAGAACGTATGCAAGGTGCTTGGGTAAAGATTAATGATCTAGAGTATAGTAAAATTACTAGTGAATGTTCTGGATTAATTGTTACACATGGTGCTCACGGCGCAAGTGCAATACATCATGACTTTACTTGTCCCGCACCTATAGTAGAAGTAAGTGATGTTACTGGTGCAGGAGATACATTTCTTGCAGCATTAACCGTTGAATATTTAAATACTAAAAATATTGAGCAAGCTATTAAATTTGCTGTAAGAGCAAGCGCAATTACAGTACAACATTTTGGTTGTTACTCTCCTTCAATAACAGAAATATGAATATATTATTAACTGGTCATAAAGGTTTTATTGGTAGTCACATGTTAACAGCATTAGAAGCCGCTGGACATTGTGTAAGTACTTACGAATGGGGAGAAGTGCTTCCTAGTGTAATGGAACAAGACTGGGTTATACACATTGGTGCGATTAGCAGTACAACAGAGCGAGATGTGGATAAAGTATTCAGACAAAATTTTGACTTTAGTTGTCAATTGTACAATGCTTGCAAAACATATGGAGTTAATTTCCAATATTCCAGTAGTGCTAGTGTATACGGGTTGAATACTGACTTTAAAGAATCTGCGCCTGTTGATCCACGTACTCCTTATGCGTGGAGCAAATATCTGTTTGAACGTTATGTTCGAAATCATCCAGCGGGTGCGGTTGTGCAAGGTTTCCGTTACTTTAATGTATACGGTCCAGAAGGCGAAGAACATAAAGGCGACCAGGCTAGTCCGTACTATAAGTTTACCAAACAGGCCCAAATAAAAAGCCGAATTGCATTATTCGACAACAGCAGAAACTATCACAGAGATTTTATTCATGTAAGTGAAGTAGTCAATGCACATTTAAAATTTTTAGAAATTAAAGAATCGGGCCTTTGGAATTTGGGTACAGGTAAAACAAAAAGTTTTTATGACATTGCAATTGAGATAGGAAACAAATATCCATCAGTTATAGAAAATATAGCAATGCCTAAAGAACTAGAACAGTCGTATCAAAAGTACACTTGTGCTGATATGACGAAATTTAATGCAACGGTGGCAGAGAGGTCCAATGCAGCGGATTGCAAATCCGGAAAACCGGGGGTTCAAATCCCTCCCGTTGCTCCAAACGTTTGCTAGTTTTCTAAACTAGCTGGTGGAAGCTTCACTTAACTGTGTCGCCCCAATTAGGATACTAACAGCAATTTATTTCACTGCAAATGAAGAAAAATGTATCCTGTTTCACCAAAATGTATAGACACAGACTTGATTCTGTACTATAATAGTCGTATAGCAAGTAACAATGCTAAAGAGTTTTAGGATCGGTACAGCAATTCATATTACATGGAACGCTAATCTTATGCTAATAGCTGGAGCCTGAAAGGGTTTTGAAGGTTATTAGCAATGATAGGATTAGATAGAGGAGTTTCGACAAGTCTCCTCGATAAAAACAAAAAGTAGAAAACGATCCTGTTAAATTTAGAATGTTAACAGCAAATTTAATTTTTCACTTATATCGAAAAACAACACATTCTGTAAAGGAAATATCATGAACGCATTTGTAAATGCAGTGGCAAATCAAGAAGCCCGTACCGAAAACGGTATGAAGGCACGTAAGTCAACAGCTAAGGCTTGTGTTGACTTGTTCTATAATATCGGCGCAAGCCGTGGTAAGGACATCACAGGCGACTTTACAGCCGCTTATGTGGAAAACCAAGACGTTGCACTACGCATCGCACAATGGGCACGTGATGTCCGCGGTGGTGCAGGTGAACGTCAACTGTTCCGCGATATTCTAGTTCATCTAGAAAAGCGTGACCCAGACGCCGCTTTGGCTCTTCTAAAGAAGATCCCAGAAGTTGGTCGTTGGGATGACATCTTTGTCTTCCAAGACCCAGTTCTAAAGTCAGCCGCTTATACCATGTTGGGCGATGCCCTACGTGCTAATAACGGTTTGGCCGCAAAGTGGACTCCTCGTAAGGGGCAAATTGCCGCTGAAGTTCGTGCCTTCTTTGGCATGACTCCAAAGCAATACCGTAAGAGTCTTGTAGCTCTTACAAAGGTTGTTGAAACCCAAATGTGTGCAGGAGATTGGGATAACATCAACTTCAGTCACGTTCCTTCTGTAGCTTCTCGAATCTACAAGAAGGCTTTCAACCGTCACAGCCCAGCGTTCGCTGAGTATGTTGCCAAGTTGGTAAGTGGTGATAAGACTGTTAAGGTTAACGCCAGCGCAATCTTCCCACATGATGTGTTGAAGGGTGTGATTGGGCACTATCGTGCTAAGATGGATATGACTGAAACTAGTCATGTTATCGCACAATGGGATAGCTTGCCAAACTACGTTGGAGATGCTAGCATCATGCCAATCGTAGACGTTAGTGGTTCTATGTCTTGCCCAGCAGGAAAGAACTCTAATGTAACTTGCATGGACATTTCAATCAGCTTGGGCTTGTACCTAGCAGATAAGAACAAGGGCGTGTTCAAGGACACATTCTTGACTTTCTCAGACAAGCCACAACTTGTTACTCTAAAGGGTAACATTGTTGAAAAGGTTACTCAAATGTCTCGTAGCGATTGGGACATGAGCACTAACTTGCATGCGGCTATGGACAAGATCCTAGACGTTGCGGTTAAGGGTTCAGTACCAGCTAGCGACATGCCTGGCATGTTGCTAATCTTGTCAGACATGCAGTTTAACCAATGTGCTCATTACGATGACACAGCAATGCAAATGATCGAACGCAAGTTTGCAGATGCAGGATACACTGTGCCACAGATTGTTTTCTGGAACCTAAACAGTTCAGACAACGTACCTGTTAAGGCAGACAAGAGTGGTGTCGCATTGGTAAGTGGATTCAGTCCATCAATCATGACTAGCTTGCTAGCCGCTGATTTGGATCAGTTCACTCCAGAAGGCATCATGCTGAAGACTGTAATGAGTGATCGTTACGCACTATAAACCGTTGTAATAATACAACAGTTTTAAACCCTGTTAGCTGTGAAGTTGACAGGGTTTTTTTTTGACATTATAATATTGGTATGGTAACAAAAAAGGAGCGAGAAATGGGATTCAAAATTTTGGGAAAAACAACAGACTTGTATCAAGGATACGGTCCTTTGCCTAAACTCGAAGGACCATTTTTAGTTGCAGGACGCATCCTGTACTATGATCCAAAAGAAGGTAAGTACTGGGATCCAAAAACAGATTTTTATGTACCGCATGATGAATACTTTAGAATGGTAGGTTTAATGTAATGTCAAAGTGTTATCAACTAATTGGAGTTCCATGCGCAGGTAAAAGTACTTGGATTAAAAACCAAGACTGGGCATTGGGCTTAACAGTAGTTTCGACCGATGCGTTTGTAGAGGACTATGCAAGATCACAAGGTAAGACTTATTCAGAAGTGTTTAAAGATTATATGCCTACCGCAGTTAATTTAATGGCTGAACAGGTTGTGAGAGCCCGTACTTTGGGTCATACTATATTTTGGGATCAAACTAGCACTACTATCGCTAGCCGTACTCGTAAGTTTAATATGCTTCCAGACTACGAGCATATCGCTGTAGTGTTTACTACACCTGATATTGAAATATTGAAAGAGCGTTTGGCTAGTCGGCCAGGTAAAGAAGTGCCTTGGGATATCGTACAAGGAATGATTGATAATTTTGAAATGCCAACTGAAGATGAAGGTTTCAAAGAAATTTGGAGAGTATAATGCCTTGGATTGAAAACGTAGCTGCAAGTGATATCCCAATTGGATTTCATCACGATGCTGGCCCTAATAGTATGTTGATCAGCATTGTCGATCCGGCAAGCTGGCGGCCTGTTCCAAAACATCAGTTCAAAGAAGTTCACAACTTTGAGTTTTTGGATGTAGAAGAAAAGGACGAAGTTCTTGAGGAAGAAATGAAATGTAGTCATGAACAGGCCGCAGAGCTTGTTAGGTTGTTACAACATGCATTGGCTAATCGAATGAATGTGGTTGTGCATTGCTACGCTGGTATTTGTCGCTCGGGTGCAGTTTGTGAAGTAGGCGTCATGATGGGCTTTGATGATACAGAACGTTTCCGCAGTCCTAACTTGCTAGTCAAGCATCGCATGATGAAAGTGTTAGGTTGGACTTACGATGCAGATGAAAAGCCAAATCTCGACGATTGGCGCACATTTAGATCGGTTGACTGATTGCGGAATAAGTAGTATAATAACTACTTAAACAAGAAAGGTACTCAATGGCTGGCAAAGCAAAATCGGTTTACTTAACAGTAACCAAAAAAGGTTCAATGAAAACAGAGTTTCACAAAGTGTTTTTTGATGCCAAATCATTTAACGATTATGTTAAGACTGATGAATTTAAAGCCAAGTGGCCAGCTAGCGAGTACAATATTGTAAAAGAAACTTATTAATGAAAGGAGGCGAATATGCCAAGTGTATTCTTAGTAAGCGACACGCACTTTGGACACACGGGTGTATGCCGCTTTACACGTAACGACGGTGTTACAAAACTTCGTCCATGGACTGATCCAGATGAAATGGACGAAGCAATGGTTAAGGCGTGGAACGAACGGGTAAAACCCACTGACAAGGTGTACCATTTGGGCGATGTTGTTATTAATCGGAAAGCGTTAAAAGTCTTATCCAGACTTAACGGCGACAAAGTTTTAATTCGTGGTAACCACGATATCTTTAGAGACGACGAGTATCGTGCGTACTTTAGAGAGCTTAGAGCTTATCACGTTATGAACGGTATGATCCTTAGCCATATTCCTGTACACGCAGAATCGTTAGGTCGTTTTGGTGTTAACATTCACGGACACACTCACGCAAATCGCGTGAAAAAGGCTCGTGGTGTAGATGCTAGAACTGGAGAAGTTTTATACAGCGATGAAAACGATGTTCGTTACCATTGCGTTTGCGTAGAACAAACTCCAGACTTTGCTCCTATTCTGTTTGAAGATGTCATTAAGAACATTGAAGCAGAAGGCGGAACAATAGGCTTTAAGAGTGGTAATGGTCCAACAATGTAAAAAAGTTAATTGCTTAACTTAGGAAATGTAATGATTAAACTTCGTCTAATTTTAACAGTTTTATTATGTTGGATTTTATCAGCTTGTGATGGTAATCCTATTACCTTAGTTCAAGCTGATTTAACTCCTAAACCCACTGTGATTCTTTTGCATGGATGTGATGGCATTGGTAATCCCATGTATCGCACCCATGCAAATACTATTAGTTCCTGGGGTTACAATGTAGTTATTTTAGATAGTTTTGGTCCTCGTGGATACACAAATATTTGCGGCCCTGGGCAAGGAAAATCAGTTTTGCCTGCAGATCGAACTGAAGATGTAGTAAAAGCTGTTAACTGGGTATCACAACAAAGTTGGCACCGTGGCGGCATAGGTCTAGTAGGATACAGTCACGGTGGTGCCACGGTGTTGAACATTGCACAACGTGGCGGTATTGCAGGTTTAACAGCAATGGTATCATTTTATCCTAGTTGTCGACTTCGATTTTCAGGCGGTCCTTATTGGTCTAGTAATATACCACTAGAAATACATATCGGTGATAAGGACTCACTGAATTTGCAAGGAATTGAACACAGTTGTCATCTTGATGATAAAGACACTAATCCCAATTATCATTTATACATGTATCCAGGAGCGTATCATGCGTTTGATACTCCTAAACCCTACAGGATCGATGCTCACGGAAACCCTATGGAATATAATTCTGCTGTTACTGAGTTAAGTTATAGTCGTGTTAAGAAATTTTTAGATCATTGGCTACATAATTAATAATTTATTTAATATAGTAGCACTTTAATAGGGCCTACGGGCCCTATTTTTGTGGCTATAGCTTCTGTATATTCGAATAAATACACTTATAGAATAACGGAGATAGCCCATGTCGCTACGTATTAGACGCGGAACAGACGCCCAAAGACAAACAGTTCAACT